TCGCCACCGCACGACTCAACGCACTGGTCGTAGCTGTCCATCGCCGACTGGACGAAGTTGAGGTAGTACTTGAAGTTCTCGGAGCGCCTCGATTCCATCCTATCAAAGGTCACGCACACGGTGGCCACTATGAGGGCCACGAGGATTAGTGCCACGATGTACCCCGGAATTGGCAGTCCGAGCCCGCCGACACGGCGCACCGGCATGTAAACTATGTATCCGTCGCTCGTCTCCTCGACGTACGGCCCGGTGACGGCCTTTCCAGAGTCCGTAGTGTAGGGCGTCGGGTCAAGCGCCAGCCCGAAGCCCGCCAGCAGGTTCTGGATGTCGTCAATCTGGCCCTTTATCTTGCGCTCGTAGACGTACTCGGCCACCGAGCTGAAGCCCGGAATCTTGTAAACGATGCCCTCCGGCTTCTTGTAGTAGAACTTGAACACGTCCCTGTCGGCGGTGAGCGTGGTGAACGGCATATCGAGGAGCCTTGCCTCGTAGCCGACCCAGTAGTAGCCGTCCGGGATGACTACCGTTTGCAGGTCCATGCACCCAAGTACCGGGTCGTAGCGCGTGCACACCTGCAACTGCCTGGTCTTTAGGTTGGAGCTCGGGTAGCGGCCCCACATGACGCCCGACTTCCACTCCCTATACTGCGTTTCGAGCGGCCTGTCCTCCGGCTTGTTCAGCCCGGCGTAGAGCAGGTGGGTCGCCGTCTTGTAGTCCACGAGCAGGACTGGAAACATGGTGGCGTACTGCCTGCCCTGCTCGTCCGTCTTGACGTAGTACTGGAGGAAGATACGGTGGACGTTCGGCGAGTAGCGCACCCTTATGTCGCCGATGACCTTCTCCTTGTACGTGCTGAGCACCTGCGACGGGATCTGGAAGGTCTCCGGGTCAAAGGGGACGTACATCACAGTGCCCCAGCCCCCCACCTTGAAGAGGTTGAGCGCTGGCGCGTCAGTAGGTTCAAGGGGCGGGCTGACCGCTATCAGCTTACCCTCCTTAACCAGCATGGTCATAACTCACCGCCTCCCCCTAGTTCCAGCGTAGTCGAGCGCCAGCAGGATTAGGGCGTAAGCGCCGAGAAGCTTCAGCATCCCAATCATGTTGCTCTTGCTGTCAACTGTCAGCTTTGCGGGGTACTGGACGAGGTACCACAAACCGTCGCTCTGGCAGTACTGCCTCTCCAGCTCAACGCCGTTCATCCAGTTCTGCACAATCTGGTCAACCGTATGGTCGGGTGGCTTGGAGGGGCTCTTGTAAATGACGCGCACCTTTGAAGGGTCGCCGTAGATTGTCAAATGAGCCCCCATCACGTCCGGGTTTACCTGCTTAACTATGTCGGTAACGTCAATTATTGGGCTGGTCTGGTTCGCCCATCTCACAAGGCGCGGGCTGTTCTTGTAGGTGTTCACCATCCCGCTTATGAGCGTCTCGACGCTACACTCCACCATGCTATCACCTCCTCAGCCGAACAGCAGTATGCCGCCGATAATCAGGGGCAGGAGCAGGTTGCCGCCCTCCTCCTCAGCGGGCGCCTGTGCCTCCCCCGTCGTCTCCGGTGTCTTTGTCGCCGTGCCCTGTATGGTGACGACGAAGCTGTCCCCGGCAATCTTCTCGCCGTCGGGCCCCCTGAACTCGACGACGAACCGCACCGGCCCGCTCACCGGCACGGCGTTACTGGGGCAAGTGATTGGGTAACCCGTCACCGTGTAGCCCTCGACGACGGTGCAGTAGGGCACCTGGACTGGAATCTCGACGTAGAGCGGCGGCTGGAGGTCGAGGACGGGGCTGGTCTGCCACTCAAGGCCGGCGCCCCTGACGACGAAGTACCCGCTGACCGGTGGCTGTGCGTAGTCGAGGACGACCTGGATGTTCATGACTTCGCCCGACCGATAGACAGACCTGTCGGGCCTCGCTGACATTACTACCATCTTTCACCACCTCCTTTGAAGGCTGGGGGCCCCCACCGTGGACGGCGGAGGGTCAGCCTCCGGCTCCTTCAGATTGGCACAGCGTAGTCCTCCGGAACGTACATACTGACGCTAACTGACCCGGTGTACGTTCCTGAAGTCGTCGGGGCCGTGAAGGTGAACGATTTGCTCCCTCTGCCTTTAGAGCCGACTGATATAGTGCCGCTCTGTGTCTTTCCGAATAGCTTGGCTATAATGGAGAAGTTTGCTGAAAACGGGTTGGGGTTGTCCACTGTAACAGTTACCGTCACGGGCTCCCCCGGGGCAACTGCCGTTTTGTTTAGGGCTACGTCGAAGCTACCTTTTTGGGCCACCGGCTTCACGGTTACGCTCATAGACCTGGTTCCCAGGCTAATCCACCCCACTCATATCACCCCCTACAATTTTTAGTAATACGCGTAAAGCTCGACCTTAACCCCATGCTCACCCACCTTAACATCCGGGGGGACTGTTATTGGGGCCTCGATTATCGTCGGGCTTGTGGTTGCAGTGACCTCTTCTGACTCGTAGTGCCTGCCGAATGCGTCAATGCCGAGCTTGAACTTTAGACTACCCGGCGCCTCCCAGTTGACTTTTGCTATTATTTTCAGGGTGTCGCCGGCCGCTACTGTGGTCTTGTCAACGCTGGCCTCCCAGCCGATTGTTGGAGCTGTTACGTAAACCTGCTTTGACATTGCATAGAACCCACTATCAGAGTATCTAAGCAATATCAGCGTGAGCGTGTGGTAGCCAGTTGATAGTGGTGGTAGCTTTGCAACTTTCGTGAACCTTCTCTGCCCGGCCTTCCAAGCGTCGTAGTTGACCTCTACCTGGTCAACCAGCTTGCCGTCCACGAATAGCTTCGCGCCCCAGGGCCTTTCGTAATGTGTCACGTACCCTCCAACGTCATAGTTGTAAGCCACAACTCTTACGTAACCCTCAACCCCAAACTCTACTGTCCCATCGCTCCTTATATTTAGTATTGGAGTCGCCCTGGGTGCATTGTACTTAAATTCGGCCGGTATCTTGACCCAGTACCACTTTCCGCTCTTTGAAGAGTACATTCTTTCCATTTCGTAGCCTTCCAGCCAGCCCTTGACCACCTTAGTGCAGAAAGTATAACCATCGCTGTACCTGTCGGGCGGTTTGTCCCAGCCGTATTCAATGACTTCAATCTGGCTCGGCCTGTCTAGGTAGAGCTTCACCGTGCCGCCACTGGAGTAGTTGTCGTCTGCGTATCTTAGGCGGGTTCCGAATACAGTTATTTCGTCCAAGTATTCATAAGTTGGGTACTTTCTGTTCATCGTTGACTTCAGCTTGCTCTCGACGTTTATTGTCGGGGTCTTGCTCCCGTAGTAGGAGACGAGCGAGTTAACGAAGTCTTGGACAGAAGGCTCCTGGGTTCCCGGGATGACCCATGAGTACTGTGCACTCTCGTCCTCAACCCAGCCACCGCTGTAAAGCTCCACGAGGCCCTTGAGCGTGTACTTTCCGGGCAGGTTTGGCATCTTGAAGGTGAATGAGCCAGAAGTGCTCTTACCACTAGCAAGGTAGTACTCCTTCGAATACACCTGGACGACCTGAGAGTTCGGCTGTACCAGGAGAAACCTAAGCCTGAATTTGTAGCTCTTGTCCCAGCCGTTGGTGTGCGTCCAGTTTACAGTCACGGTCTCTCCAAGGCCGGGGTTGGACGGGCTAAGCTTGAAGGAGAACCTTTTCACCGTTACTGCCTCAGTCTCTATGTCGAGCTTGCACGGGTAGAGAACCCAGTACCACTTTCCAGTCTTACTGCACTGTACCCTCTCCCACTCCTGGCCAGCCATCCAGTTCTCAACGATGTTCTTCAGCGCCTCAGTGCCGTACTTCTCAATGACGGCCGGCCTGCCGTCATAGTACTTATCTGGCTTGGTGTCGTACGGGCCGATTATCTTCTGGGGCTTGCTACGATAGACTGTAAGAGTGCCCCTTATGACCTTCGGCTGGACCACGTACTGGTCAACAATGCCAGTCACGTCAACAACCGCGTCCTGCTGAACAAAGTCATTCAGAACGCAGGGTAGGGTTAGGGTGCCCTGGACTTCGAGCTTGCACGGGTAGATGACCCAGTACCACTCGCCGTCCTCCTGGCAGTACTGGCGCTCGAACTCGACGCCTGCCAGCCAGTTGTGGAGGATGTTCCACCTCGCCCTGTCGCCGTACACGCCCACGTCGGCCGGCCTGCCGTCCGGGTACGTGGTGGGTTTTGTGGAGCCGGCCTTGACGATTTTTATCCTCGCAAGGTCGTCGCCGTAAATGGTAAGGGTGGCCTTGGTGACCTTTGGGCAGACCGCCCTGACCGTCTCGGTGACATCAAGGACTGGGGAGTACTGGTTAGCCCAGCTAATGGCAGTCTTGGAGTAGTTGTTCACCATTCCGTCCCTGAATATTTTAGCGTCGCACCCCACTGCTATCACCTCTCCCTAGACATTAGGGCTATCGCCAACCCAGCAGCACCAAGCACTAAGAGCAGGCCAGACCCCTTGTCACCAGTCGGCGAAGGCGTTGGGGAGGGGGTCGGTGTAACGACCTCCACCGAGAACGTCTTTGAACCAACTGGATACCAGCTAGCCATTATACCACCCCCTCAGTAGTAGGCCTCCAGCCGGACTGAACCCTGGTAGGTTCCCGGGTTCTGCGGTGCGGTGAACGTGAATGTATGGTCCCAACCACGTGCCACGTCGCCATCCAGCATCCCCCCTTTTTGTTGTACGTGTAACTAAACTGGTTTAACCAAACATGTGGTTTAACGCCCAGATTAGCAGCCCGCTGGATATAGCAATTGAGATTATAACAGTGGCCCCTTTTACCTTGTCTCGAAAGGATTCCAGTTGCTCGACTTTAAGCTCCAGTTCTTTTATCCTCTGGTCGGTGTCTGCCTGGTACATTTCCACCATCTCCTTCAGTTCGTCATTGTTTTTTTCCAGCATGCTAATGATTTCATCGAGCCTGCTCTTAACCCATTCAAGGTCAGTAGATAGCTTGGCGATTGCCACCCCCATATCCATCATTTTTTGGCTGAGGCCGTTTCCGGAGTTCTCCCCGCTCCCCACGCTACCGCCCCCTTTACGCCGTTGGTCAGTCCCAGTCCTCCATCTCGGAGCGCTGGTCAGTGAGGCTCTGGTGCAGGACGTCGTGGAGCTGGGCCACGTCGAGCTTCAGCGCCTCCACGTCGTTGCGGAGCCTGGCGACCTCCTCGCTGAGCTGGCGGGCTTCCCTCTGCAAGTCCATGACCATGCTCTCAACCAGCTCGACCTTACCGTTGCTGACAGCTGAGCCGACCCTGCTGAACAGCCGGTACATGACCAGCGCCACGAGCGTCCCGCCGGCCAGCACCGAGACGAAGGCCCCCGTGTCAAACATCACTGCGCACCGCCCCCAGTGTTATCTTTTTCCTCAGCCAGCCGTCGGAGAGCGTTATGGTCACTCTGTGGCCGGCGAACTCCTGTGCCGCCAGCCACACCGTCGCCTCGTCGCACACTTCCAGCTCCACCGAGCCGTGCGCCTCCTGCTGACCGTCGCCCTCTATCAGGATGATGAAGTCGGTGCCAGGCACGTCAATCCCGACGTTCACGCACTTGAAGTACGGCCTTATCCAGACCCCGAATATCAAGCCGCCGCTCTTCGTCATCCTGACCTCGTTGCCCTCGACGCCTAGCAGTTTGTACTCTGCTGGCCCACGCCCGGAAAGGAAGTAAAGGAGCCGGCGGAGGAGTTCACCGAACCTCATAGCGCATCACGGGAACGTTACTGTGACGTAGATGTCAAGCAGGATTGAGCTGTCCTTCGTTATGGCCGGGTCGATGGTCACGTGGTTGAACAGGGTTCCGGTAGTGTAGTCGTTGCCGTCCGTGTGCTCGTAGATGCCGGCCTCGGTGTAGGTGTAGCCGTTCGCGTCCTCCGGCAGGTAGCGGACGTAGTACTGGACTGTGTTGTTGCTCACGGTCACCTGTCCTGTCTTGGCAGAGCTGGGAACGGCGGTGAACAGGCCGGTGTCGTTTTCGCTCGGCGTCCCCGAGCCGGTTCCGAGGACGAGGAACCAGTTCGAGGAGCCCTGGCCCTGGCCCCACGCCTGGGCAAACATCTGCTTGGCGGCGGTCGTCAGGACGTTCTTCCTCTCCACAACGTTTACAACTTCGCCGGTCTCGGCGTCCCTGGCCACGAACTTCCAGGTCGCAACCGCCCCGACGGTTTCCCCAACCTTCATAACATCACCCCCCTTATGGCAGTATTTTTATTGTGACATAAACGTCGAGTATGATGTCGGGCGTCTTCTCAATGCTCTGAGGGAGTAGGGCGTGTTCGAAGAGCACACCCGCCGTGTAGCGGTCGGGCGGGATGTAGTACTCGGCGTAGCTGTAGTCGCCGACCTGGTACCACTTCGGCGGTATGTTCTCGTAGATGCCGACCTCAGTGAACGTGTAGCCGTTCAGCTCCTCGGGCATGTAGCGGACGTGGTACTGGAAGCCCCTGACCCCGCCCGTGCCGTCGAGGTACGTCAGGTCGGCGTCCGAGCCGTAGGGGAACGGCGTTATGTTCACGTGCCAGCCGCTCTGGTCGTGGGTGATGCTTATGGCCGCCCCGTCCTGGCCCTCCCCACGGGCGCTCTCGGGTACGGCCTGGAACAGGTCAGTGTCGCTCACGTCAGGCGTCCCGCTCCCGGTGCCGAGGACGAGCGCCCAGTACGGGCGGACATAGTAGCCGATGTCGTTTGGGCAGATAGGGTTTGAGGCCGGGTTGAGCCGTTTGGCCACGTACTTTCCCGTGAGCCAGGCCTGCCGGAGCAGGTCAGCGCCGGCGTTTGTTATGACGTTCTCGGTCGTTACCTCCTGCACCTTGCCCGTGCGGACGTTCGTCGCCACGACCCGGACGACGCCCTTAACTCCAAGCTCATCTACCCTCATATCAACCACCCCCGGCGTAGCGTTCAAACTTATTCAAGGTATAGTTTGTCGCCTCAGGCAGGCTCATGACGGATGGGTCGCTCTCGTCGGTCGTGTTGTTTGGGTTCAGCTCCACGAAGAACCTCGTCTCGCTGTCAATGCCTATCCAGATGACCGCTTGTGGTGTTGAAGTGTCCCAAGTCTCGATGTAGTACGGCAGGCTGTAGCGTGCTGAGGCATACGCAATTCTAATGTCCGAGCCGTCAGCGTTTGCTTTTATGAAGTCAAAGTTCGAGCCGTCGAGGTCAATTGCAACTTGGAAGTGCTCTAGGTCATAGTTGTTCGGGTTGGTGATTGTTATCTTACGGCGGTAGAGCCATCCGGAGATGTCGCTTGATTCTTCTTCGCCTACAACAATAGTTGGCTCTTGCTCGGCATACTTGCGGACACGAACCCAATCAATAAGCGTCTCCATACTTGCATCGTATGCACTTTTCTGAAATATCATCACGTAACCAGAGAAAGCATTTGTCTGCGTAATACTCGCTGTATTACCATCCCAATATCCTATATGTATATTCCCATCTGTCTTTATTCCTACTTGATGCCATTCGTTGCCCGTAATTGTCGCCAACTCGCTTGATACCACTGAATTTCCGTCGTTAGAGACTATCCTTGTCGGATAACCCGAGCGGTATTTTAATTCCAGTCTTACGAGTGGTGCTTGCTCTGATGTCTGCGATGACGATAGTTCTAAGTGTACAGTATATGAACTCTTTAGCATAACCCTTGCCTCAACTACAAGAGGTTGTGTGAATGTGCGTTGTGTCGCCAAATAGATTTTATTTGCAGCCCCTATACTTGTCTTAATGTCAAGTATGCTGTCTGATACTGTAATCGATGTCGAACCTTCTTCTACTAGTGTCCACTTTGTTGTGTCAACCGATGAACCCTCAAAATCATCATATAAGTCAAACACCTGCTCTGGGTCGCTCTCGCTCACCGCTGAGGGGTTTCCGTAGTAAACATACAAATCAACGCTACTGTTAGCAGGGATTTTTGGCACTTTGACCCATACTTTTCCCTGCCCGTTTTGAGCGTCCCATTTTTCTATCCAGTACGGGAGTTTCCACGGCAAGCTCCACACCCTAACCGCTTCCCTCTTATTCTGAGCGTCGTCAAAAAACCTTTGAGCCGTAACCGTCAACTGCACCCTTTGAGTCGCCATCACTCACCACCTCACGTCACGCTATATTCGGCATACCACTCGCTTATGTCAAACGCACCCGTTCCGGCAGTCGTGGAGTAGTACTCCAGGGTGTCTAAGCTGTCTTGGGTTTCTTGAGGCGTTAGGGTCTGCACGGATACCACGTTTAGCGTTAGTTCGTCATAGGTGCTCTGCTGTTCGCTTATGCTGGAGGACATCATCACCTGATATTCGGCGTACCACTCGCTTATGTCAAACGGCGTGCTGGCGGGCCCCGTTGATGTCAGCACCCTATCATGTGCATACACCGACTCGGCAAAGGCCCTGATGACCAGCGCCTCATCGTCCTGCGGGACGTAGCCGGCCGGTATGTCGTCAGACCACTGGCGCTCGTCGAACCTCAGCACCTCGGCGGAGGCCGTGCTGGTGCCGAACGCCTCGCTTGTCTGTGCGGTCTCATCGAAGGTCAGCGTGACGGCCTGCGCCTGGTAGGTTGATATGCTGTCCTCGGGCACTACTGGCTCGTCAAAAGAGGGCGTGAGTATCTGGCCCGACCACACCTCGAAAGAAACCGAGTCGTCAATCGTCTCATCGAACGCCTGCACCACCACGTCGGCGGTCGAAACGGATATTGAGGTGCCCGACTGCTGGGCTTCATCAAAGTATCTGCGCACGGCGTCGGCGGTCGTGTAGCTCAGGCCGTCGGTGCTGGTCTGCTCCTCTTCCAGCGCCCGAATTACCAGCGGTCTTGTCACGGCACCCACGTCTTCTTGTAGGACTTCAATTAACTCCTTAGCAATGTCGTCGTACGTGGCCACCACCACGGCGTCCCCGGCGCTCGCCATCTCACGGACGGTGTAGATGTATCGGTCTCTGATGACCACGAGCGTTATGTCGCCGCTGTGGTGCACTTCGGCCTCAACTGCCTTGCTGAGCAGGTCAATTAACCTCCTCGGCCCGAGCCTCGTACTGCCAACCTTCAGCACCGACGGCCAGCGCCCATTCATGCCTCAACCCACCCACATGACGTAAATCTTCTGCGCCGTGCTCTGGCTGACGACGTAAACCTTCCCGAGGTTGTCAATCACGATGTCAACGCTCTCGCCAGGGTCGAGGGCAAAACCTGTTCCAGAGCTTACTGAGCTGTCGAAGCCGATGTAAACGGCGTCCGTGTTGCCCTTGTCCGCCTTGATGGTGACCATCTTCACCTCCAGCGCCCCGAGGGCGGTCGGCGTCGTGCTGACCGTGAACTGGAACGTCCCGCCCTTCGAGGGCGAGCTCACGGCCCCCGCAACCGCCTGCTCCAACAGGTCGTAGTCAATCCTTGTGGACTTACCGAGCATCTTTCACCACCTCACGGCAGGAACCCCTCGTACTCCCTTATTATCCTCGGCGCCGGGGCCGGCAGTCCGGGCGTGGGCGGCTGTGCTGGCACCTGTACCTGCAACTGCGGCATCAGCGCCCTGAGCGACCCTATGAACAAATCCATGTTGGTGACCCTGATGAGCAGGACCTCGTAGTTCAGCGTGGCGTCGCTTGAGCCGCCGATAAGCTCAATCCTCATCCTGCCCTTGATGGCCAGCGGCGGGTTCGGCGAGAGCTCCACGGCGTACTCGTTCGTGCCCGGCGAATAGACCGCAACGAAGGGCATGGTCGAGGTGAAGGTGTAGCCCTTGCCCTCCAGCTCACTCGCTATCAGCCGGAACTCCGTGGTGCTACCGAAGGCCGGGTCGTACTCAATCCTCAGCCCTGCGTCCGGCACGTTGGAGGTCACCCTTGCCCCGATGAACCACCCTGCCTCCTCGTCGGGTGAGGAGTAAACCTCCTTCTTCTTGCCCGCCTCGACCGGCTCGGTGTCCACGTACCGTATTTCCGTCCAGCCCTCAAGGAGCGGGAGCATACTCAGCAGGTCCATGTTATCACTCCTCCCACCATTCAATTCTGACGCAGTACTTCGCAGTCTTGTCGGACGTGTTCTCAACCTCTATGTATATGCCGTGGCCCTCCAGTATCTGCCCTGCCATGCCTCTGGTCGCCGGCGCCCCTGTGGCCCACTTGCCGGAACCGCCGGGCAGTAGGGTCTCGGTGTACTCCGTGGTGTAACCACTGTACGTTCCGCCGTGCTCGAACACCACTACCGACGTGGCGTTGCCGCCAACGAGCTTTCCAAGCACAGGTATCGCCGTGCCGCTGGAGTCAATCGTCGGGTCGTGGTGTATCCTGACAACGCCCTCTGCCCCGCCGAACACCAGCAGGGCCTTGACGTAGAGCGACTTGCCGCTCCCCTGCGGGTTGATGAAGACGAAGCCGTGGGTGTCGCCGGAGTCAATGTCCACTACCTTGGCCGCCGCAAAGCCCTTGTCAGCCATGACGATTGAGCTCCACACGTCGTCGGTCTTAGCCGTGTCGGCCACGACTATCTTGTCGTTGATTTCTGCAACGTTGGGGTCAGAGCGGAAGGCGCCCGTTTTCATCACCTCCGGGCGCCTCACTCAAGCACGTACGTTATCGTGATGTGGACATCGCTGGCGGCGTCGGCGACCGCCTTGAGCTCGAACCCCCTGTCGAGGTCGTAAATCATCGAGTTGTTGTTTATGTGCGAGGAGCTCTGGGCGAGCGGTATGACTGCCAGGGTTTTGCTGACGCTCCCGTCCGGCGAAACCTGCCTCAGCGTTATCTTCACGTCGGCGGTCCCGACGTTGTAGGCCTCTATCATCTTCACGACTACCTTCCTGTGCTTCGGCGGCTTCACGATGGAAACCTCATCGGTCGTGGTCAGCTCAACGTGCTTGGTCGGCATTCATCACACCCCCGTACCCATCCTCTCGTTCCAGAGCTTGGCGGCGTAGTTCATCAGGTCGGAGCCAACCAGCTTGACCAGCCACTGCGGGGCGCTGTACGGCTCAAGGAACGTGTATATCTTGCACTTCTTCTTGCCGTCGATGAGCGCCTCGATGTCCTTGGTGTCCCTAACGACCCTGTACGTGTACTTGGCCACGTGGAAGGCGAGCATGGCGTAGATGTCGTCGGTGTCCGGGTTGTGGACGTTGAAGCTCGGGTAGAGGTCCTGGAAGGTTATGAGTTCACTCTTGGCGTCCGGCTCCTCGAACGGGCTGGTAACGCCGTCAAGCCACTTGGTCGCTCCGGGGACCCTCCTCGTGCCCCTGAGGTTGAACCTGTCCACCTGCGGCGGGAAGCGTAGGTAAACCTCTGCAACCTCCGGGGCGACGCCGACGAAGGCCTGGAGGATGAACCTCTGCTGTTCTGGGTCAAGGATGTGGTCGTTGTACTCGTTCTTGGGCTCGAACCAGTCGCTGGTCTGGCCTGCCGAAACCTTGCCGACCTCATACGGCTCGTAGGTGACAATCTCCCTGCCGGTTATTCTGAAGAACACGGGGCCTTCCCTGAAGGCCACGGCCAGATGGTGCCCTGGCTTCAGAAACTCAGGCTTCTCATACACGGCTAACACCTCCTTCGGGTGCTTTTAAAGTGCCGAGAACAGTCGTCTCGGCCTTCTCTCTCGTCGGCCTTCCGTTCACCTTTGCACCACCCCTTCTCTCTCGTCGGGGTTTGTTAAAAAGAAAAAGGTTTCAGGTTCAGAAGTTGGCCTTGAGGAACCTGCCGCGTCCAACGACAACGCCGAGGAGCTTAATCTTGCCGGTGGTCGGGGTGCCGCTGTCGTAGTCCGGGCTGTGGACCTCAATCTTGAAGTACTCCTTGGGGAGCACCGGTATGGCGTTGAAGTTCCAGGCCGGAACGTCGTTCCTGTTGTCAGTGAGGATGGCGTTGCTGACATCGAGCGGCAGGAGGCTCCTCTGGCCGACCTGGACGCGTATTCCGTCGGTCCTGGCGGTGATGGTGTCGCCGTCGTAGAGGTCGATGATGCCGAAGACTATCATACCAACGTCGTCGTTGAGGCTACCCTCGGCGAGGGTGACCCACTCGGTGGCGTAGGTTATCTTGAAGTAGGCGCCGTCGGCGGTGACGGCTGAGCCAAGGAGGCTGTTGCCACCGTTGTCCTTGAGGTGCGCCGGCCTTACCGGGGCAAAGCCGAGCTCCATGTCCTCGGCGAGCTGGCCGCCGAAGGTCGGGTTTCCGAGGGCGAACTTGACGGCCTCGACGAAGCCCCTTATCTGGTTCTTGTAGGTCTGAAGGAGCTCATAGACAACTCCGTCCTTCGGGCCGAAGAGGTTGTCAATCTGGACGCTGAACTTGGCCTCCTCCTTCCCGACGAGCGGGGTGGCGTTGAGGTCCCTATCGATACTCTCAAACCTGACCATCTTTTTCACCTCCTCAGTACAGGAACTCCTCCTCAACCGGTGCGGGGGCTGGCTGGGCCGGGGCCACCGGAGTAACAGTCAGGGTGACTGGCTGGGCCGGGGCGTAGGTGCTCATGGCCGCCTGCTCCCAGGTGAGTCCGAGGCTGGCGCCGACCTTGTTGGCAAGGTCATCAGGGC